GGATATTCACGGATCAGGAAATTTCTCGGCAGTCGCGGGAAGTCATGTAATCTATATCTCCAATAGTGGTGCTGACTTCACAATCAACGTCGCACACACAGATGGTGATTCAAACATTGAAGTCTTCAAAGGCTCTTGTCAGCGATTCACAGACCTCCCTACTTATGCCAAAGACGGTTTGATTCTCAAAGTGGAGGGTGAACCTTCTGAAACAGTCGATGATTACTATGTGAAGTTTGTGGCACTGAGTGGTTCTGGAACGATTGGTGAGGGTACTTGGGAAGAGTGCGCTGCCCCTGCTCTTGTAGACTCACTTCAACTCGATGCTTCCACGATGCCCCATGTACTGATCCGTCAGGCTGATAGTACGTTTGTATTCAAGAAAGCTGATGGTGGCACCCATACCAGTGATACAGCTCCCAACCCAGTGTACGATTATTCCGCATTTTCGTGGGGAACCCGTCTGGTTGGTGACGCAGATACAAACCCAGATCCGTCTTTCGTTGGGCAAACAATCAACGATATTTTCTTGTTCAAGAACCGTCTTGGGGTACTCGCGGGAGAGAACACGATCCTGAGTGAGTCAGGAGAGTTCTTTAACTTCTTCAGAACCACCGTGGTTGATCTGTTGGATACCGCTGTGATTGATGTCGCTTCTGCCCACAACAGAGTTGCGGTGCTCCGACACGCCGTCCCAATGGCTCAGAAGTTGGTGCTATTCTCAGATACCAACCAGTTCATACTTCAGGGTGGCCCGGTGTTGACACCTAAGACTGTCTCCATTGCGCACTCCACCAGTTATGATTGTTTGTTGGCCTGTGATCCGGTCTCAATTGGTCCGTCGATCATGTTCCCATTCAATCGGGGATCCTACTCAGGTGTCAGGGAGTATATCCCCAAAGACGCTGTAGAAGATATCTTTGAGGGGTTTGATGTCTCCGCGCACATCCCCAAATACATCCCCGGAAAGATCACGAAGATTGCCGCCGCCTCCCACGAGAATGTTCTGGTGTGCATGGCGGATGGGGATACTGATGCTTTGTATGTCTATAACTTCCACAACTCTGGGGTAGAAAGACTACAGAGTGCTTGGCACAGGTTTGAGTTTGGAACTGGATCAACCATACTTGGGGCAGACTTCATAGATACTGACCTCTACTTGGTGGTTTATCGTAGTCAAGGTGTCTTCATTGAGAAGATGGCGTTTGAAGCTGGGAAGACGGACACTGATTCGACTTATGTATCTCGTCTGGACCGAAGGTCTGGCGCAGCCACCATAGACGCCACAGGACAGATTGTAACTCTTCCATACCAAGTGACCGCAGGTCGAACTGATATTCAGGTGATCACCACCGCAGGCGCAAGGGTTCCTGTGACAAGTACTCCTGAAGCTGGGGACACCACAATCACCCTACGAGACCCACTGATTGATGTAGTGGACTATGGGGATGTTACTGATACAGCCTCCACCACCGAAGATGAGGGCGATCTCAGCACCGCCACCGAAACCGTGGATTATGGGTTAATCACCGCTGTCCTGGGTGCGCTTGGTTTCTATGTAGGTGAGGCTTATGAGATGTCCTATCAGATGTCTGATGTAACCCTGAAGGAACAATCCCCCGGAGGTGGTCGCGCGGTTATCACAGATGGTCGTGCACAACTTCGATATGGCACATTGGTATATGCGGACTCTTCCTACTTCTCGGTGGAAGTAACCCAAGATTATCGAGACACCAATAACCATGTCTTCGCTGGTCGTGTGTTGGGGTCTGCATTGACCCTTGGAGAAGTTCCTTTGGAAAGTGGAGAATTCAGATTTCCCGTATTCTCTAAAGCAAACCAAGTTACAATTACGATCAAGAACGATAGCCCACTCCCCAGTAATCTAATGTCAGCGGAGTTTGAACTTAATTGGTCTCCAAGAGCAAAACGAGTCGGCGTGTAGATCTATACGCCCGCCTGTCTGTATTGGAGGATTGCTATTGGATTGCTGAGAACATCCGTGAGGCAGACCGGAATGAGATTGCAGCTCACAGTGGTCAAACACCTTTGGAGGCGTTGGTAACTGGGTTCAGTACATCGGATGTTCCATTCACCATTATTGGTGATGGAGTTCCCGCCGGGATGTTTGGAGCTGGTCCCGCAATCCCCGGTGTTGGAATGATCTGGTTACTTGGTACGGACTTGCTACTTGGTAACACCACCCGGTTCCTGCGAGAGAGTCGATTCTGGTTAGATCAATGTGCTCGCCCCTATGACATGATGTTCAACTTTGTTGATGCCCGTAACACAGTCCACATCCGGTGGATCAAATGGCTTGGGTTCACTCTGATAAATCTCCATCAGGAGTACGGGGTTGAGAAAAGACCCTTTTATGAATTCGTAAGGATTTTCTGATGTGTATCATCGCTGCCCCTGTTGTTGCTGGGATGTCTGCCGCTGCTACTAGCGCAGCTACCACCGCAGCCGTCATGGCAAACCTGATGATTGCGATGTCTGTGGCGAGTACCGCTGTTGGATTCATTGGTCAGCAACAGCAGGTAAATGCTCAGAATGCAATGATGGCCCAAAGACAGGAGTTGGGTACTGCAAGCGCACTTGAGAACTACGCCAACCAAACCAAACAAGCCCGTGAGCGTCAACTCCAAGAGCGTGAGGCGGCTGCTAATGAGATCAACACAGTCCACCGAGAAGCTCGCAGACGGATTGCGACTGCGGAGGTTTCTGGTGCTGAAGGTGGGGTTGCTGGTGCTTCATTGACGCACCTTGTAAATAACTTCCACCGTCAAGATCTTGAGTTTGCGACGAATGTGAGGCGAAATCTGCAATTCAGGGAGGCGAACATTGAGGACCAACTGGAGTCCGTCCGGTCAGGTGCTCAGGGTCGAATCGAGAACCTCATGTATATTCCACAACAACAACCATCGTTCCTTGGCGCAGGTTTGAGGATTGGTTCTGCTGTTCTTGGTGCTTATGGACAGTACAAGTCAATAACTGGGTGGGGTGGTTCTCAGATGTCAGGGCAAATGCCGGGTTATGGGCCGGGAAATATGGGACCACCAGCTCCGGGTAGCCCAGATAATCCTTTTGTTTGGGGCGGAACCCCTTGGAGTTATTGACCTATGGCTAAAAGACAACAAGTAGAAGATCTCAATACCTCCCAAGCAATCCAACCAGTACAACAAGTCACCGATTCTTACATCTCCCCCGGTTACTTCCAAATGCCGCAGAACGAGATGATTGATATTGCCCGTTCGCTTGCGGAGTTCTCACCACAGTTGAAGCAAATCACCGGTGATCTGTGGGAGGACATGGTTGAGCGTGAGACTGAGGAGGGGATTGCTCAGGTCAGTACGATGACTGAGGAGGAGTTGGAAGATGCTCTCGCTTCAGAGTGGCGGAAACAAGGACTACCGGATGGCGCAAGCCCGTATGCTCAGAGAGCAATCAGGCGACATGCCGGGGCTATGATGGCCCGAACTTCTCTTGAGAAATGGCGCATTGAACAACTAGATCGTTTCTCGGATCCCTATAGCACTGAAGATCCTCGGGAAGCCTTGCAGGCTCATTTTGAAACTCTGAACACTGGGGGATTCTACGCCTCTGCTGCTGCTGCTGAAGAGTTCAATAAACAAGCCAATGTGTTCTCACAGCAGGTGTATCAAGTGCGGGCTGCCAGGACTGTAAAGCAGAATGAGGATGATTACGTGGATAAGGTGTATGAGCACCTCTCAAACTTTCCTAAGACTGTTGATCTGGATCTCGGGTGGGCGGGTATGGATATTAATATACCCGTGACCCCTTCTCAAATAAATGAGTGGAAAGCCGGTCTGCTTGAAATCAACAACAAGCACCACACACTCACTGGTAAGTCTGGTCGTGATGGGATGTGGAAAGCAATTGAAATGCGAGCCAAACAAATTGCAGAGGATGATGAAATTTCTGCAATCAACTTCTTGGGTGAGGTGGGTTCTATGAAGATTGCAGGCCAGCGTTTGGATTATTCGTTTGCATCGGAAATGGATACACTTCTCGACCAAATCCCCGAACTAGCCGATGCTGCACTTGTTAGAGACGAAAGACGTGCGCAATACCTCGATAGAGCGGAGACACGAACGGCTAACGAAGTTATTGACCAGTACCTAGCGGAAAAGATCGAAAGCGAAGACCTTGATCTTGATCAGGTCGATGACGATCTCCGTCCAAAACTTGAAGAAGCCGGTGTTCAGAATGTTTCAAAATTTATCCTAAATGCCAGAGCAACAGCACACAGCCAGCTCCGATTGGGCGATGAGTCTGATAGGGATACACTTGAGTATCTCGATAGTATTCGTGCTGATTTTAGGGGTGGATCTCCAACAATGACCCCAGATCAATTTAGAGAAGAGATTAGAAGTCGTTCGGATGATCTCTCACCAAAAGACTACAGGGTATTCCTCGACTTCGCAGATCTGTATGAGGATGTCAAGGGGCAGGCAGGTGAGGCTACAAAGAGAAGTAGACCCGAACTCGCATCCTCCTTGAACAAAATTAAAACCACAATGACAACGACAATGTTTGAGGCAGGGTCCGAACACAGCTCTCGTTCGGGGCAAGTAACCGACGAGACAAGTAGTATTATCGAAGATGAATTGGTTAGAATTCGTCGGGAAATGGATTCCGCAATCAAAGCAGCCACATCGAGTGGTATAGAGCTGGGGCACTCTGACGAGCAGATAGACGCAAATGTCCGTGCTGAAATTAAGAGAATTGAGGCGGAACAAATGGAAGCGCACACCGGCACCGTTCCCACTACGAGTCCTCTCCGCCAGATCACGAAAAAGGCTGGAGAATTTGATCCCCTCGTTCTTACCACGCCAGGGACAACATGGCGTCATAATGACAGTAAGTTTGCGCGCGTGGTTGATGACAACCGGGAAAATATTGTCAGCAAAATAGGGACTCAACGGGAAAAAGCAATGGCCGCTGTTCGTGAAGCGGGGCAAATTAGGTTGGAAGAGTTCCGAGGAACCCGTGTTGCCAGCGACATTCTGCTCCACTTCAACCGTGAACTTAAAATCGAAGAGGGTAAAATTGGCATCAATTTGATCAACGCCTACCCGTCAGCACCGGCTGGTCAAATTGTCGAGGGAATCTCTCAGTTCGCTATTCCGTTTGTTGGTGTGGGTCTCGGAGCTGCTTCTAAGATTGCCGCCGCACCATTCCGCGGTAAAGATCTGTTTTCCCCAGATCCTAATCTTCTTCTGGAGTACCAAGCAGCTAGATCTATTGGTGCAGACCCATACACTCCAGATGAACTGGATATGGCCAAGACGAACGGGAACCTTGATCAGCACGGGGTGTTCATGCCTTCAGATGTAACAAACCCCAGGCGAGTTCTCTATTTTAGAAACATGGACGAAGTGAGGGGTGCGGCGGACGAATATGAGAACGCCGAAAACAAAGCCGACACTTACATCGGTCGCTTGATTAAGCACATGCCAGCTTACAACGATACAACGTTTTTATTCACCCAATCATCCCTTCTTGGTTATCAAGGAACTAAATAATGGCTAGATCTTTCGATGAGATGATGCAGGGGTATTCCTCCTTCCAAGAGAAAGAACAACAAGCCACCGGATCCTCCAATAATCTCCAAGAAGAACAACTAGGATTCTGGGGGTATCTCGGAGACATTGCCGCCGCACCATTCCGCGGTGTCGAGGGAGCCATCCAGGGTGTCTACAACCTTGCAGACTACATGACCTTTGATGCTTTGCCAGACTATGACAACAGACTTCTTGGTAAGTCCTCCACGATGGTCGGTGGTATTGTCGAGGGAATCTCTCAGTTCGCTATTCCGTTTGTTGGTGTGGGTCTCGGAGCTGCTTCTAAGATTGGCGCACTCACCAAAGTCTCAGGGGTACTCACGAAGGCTGAGAAGGCCGCTGGGGCTGGTAGGAAGGCTGCTGCGATTGCTAAGGGGAGGGAGCTTGGTAAGTATGCGGTCGCTGGTGCGGTCACTGACTTCGCTGTGTTTGATGCACACGCGGCTCGGTTGTCAAACCTGATTCAAATGGCCCCATCTCTTCAGAACCCGATAACGGAGTATCTCGCATCTGACGAGAACGACTCGGAGATTGAGGGCCGCTTGAAGAACGCCATCGAGGGTCTCGGTATTGGTGGTCTCGTAGACACCTTCATACAGGGACTCCGTGGTTTCCGTCACGGCCTCAAGGCGAAGTCTGCTGGGAAGTCTCCTGATGAAGTCATGCAAGCCGTTCGGGACGGTGTTGTGGACATGAAGGGCTACCAGAAGGTTGTGGAGGTTCGTGAGTACACATCCTCTGTCGCTAAGTCTTTGAACATTGGTGAGGATCAAGCGGTAGGTGTGGTCACTCTTATTAAGTCGCTTGGTCTGGATACCAAGACAATTGAGTTCCGTAGAGGCGAAGGTGATGTAGCCACCAAAGGTCTTGTTGAATTTAAAGAGGATGGTACTGCCATCATCACGGGGTTCCGAAATTCAGATGTCTCCACCGGTATCCACGAAGTTGCTCATGTCGCCAGGAGGTGGTTGCTGAACAGGAATCTACCGGAGCAAGCACGGAGAGGGATCAACGAGAAGGAACTGGATCGTTTTGAGAAATGGGCGGGCGTCACCGAAAAGGGGTGGGGGCGGGGTGCTGAAGAGAAATTTGCCCGAGGATTTGAGCGGTACATCCGAGAGGGTAAGGCTCCCACCAAGGGACTTCATGGTCTCTTCACGAAACTAGGTGGATGGATGCGGGATGTCTACGAAGATGTCTCTGGTTCCCAGATCGACATTGAGATGAATGCAGAGATTAAGGACATCATGGGTAACCTGATGACCCGTGAGGGTCTACCGGCTCGTCCTGCTACTGGTGGGGTGAGGTCGTTGTCTCAAGGGGCGGAGGATACCCCACGGGTTAGTGAAGGTGCTGCCCGTTCTTTGATGGAGTGGAGTCGGCCCAGTGAGGGTGTGCCGTTTAAAGAGGGAAGTAAGCCTTATGACGATGCGGTCAAAGCGGAATCAGAGCGACTAAGCGGCAAGGGATTCTCGGATGATGGTACAGGAACTTTCGTGAGGCCCAATCTTTCAGCGCATGGACTGGAAGGGAATGCGGTTTACCACGAAACAAGCCTGACCTCTGCTCGTTCAATTATGAAAAGTCTTGAATACAAACGTGGAATCAGGATGCTGGACTTGGATGTAAGCGATAATCTTGATTTGGCGTTGGGCCAAAAAGGCAGGGGTTACATTCTTGAATTAGACCCTCGACTTCTCAATGGGAGGGTGAGTCCCAAATTAGGTGCTGGAGTTATTGAAGGTGGGGGCAGGGAGTTTGTTGCGGATAAGTTTCTAAAGGGTTCACTCAAGGCTGTCATTGTCCCTAACGAGAAGGCCATACAAACCCTGAAAAACACTGGTGCTAAACAATCTGGGGGGCCTGCATTCCTCCCAACCAAGTACCTCGACTTCGATAATGTCACCAAGGTGGAACGTGGATACCGTATCCCACGAAAGCCCCACAAGAGGTTCCAGGGAGAATCGGACCCAAGCATCCTCCGTCAAAGTGATGATGAGTTTTACGACCTCGGCAAAGAAATGGATGAGGTCCGCGCTGTCTCTGAAGAGGAAGCCTTAAAGACTCCGAAACAACGGGCTGCTGAGCTGAAAGCCGCCGAAGCTGCTGGGCGGGATCCAGAAAGCGTCGTGGGTGGCAAGGTAAATGCTGGGAAGATCCACACCGAAGCGGGTGTGATTAAGTTGGTGGCGCGCTTCGCGAGGGAACTTGAAGATGCCGAAAGAGTGTCGTTGGGCGAAGCCGCAGGGGCTGGTCGGCCAGAACTCAAAGAAGCCCTTGATGTCGCAACCAAATTCCTTGGGGACACCACGGGGGATTACACGCTGCATCACGCAACTAGGGATGTGGAGTTGTCTGAGGAGGTTCTCGTAAGTGCCTTAGCGAAGGCAGGGGGTATCCGAAATGCTTTGAAGAAGCTCGCAGCGGATCTGTATGAGGTTGCGAGATTGGGTGATGGTGCTGGTCTGGATGATGTTCTGTTGTTTGTTCGGATGAAACAAGTTCACGGTGTATATCTGAAAGCCTCCGTCAACATGGGGCGAAACATTGCAAGGGCTTTGGCGGGGCGCAGGTTGGTTGATTACATCGACCCTGATGTCCGAGTCATGCCAGAGGAACTGGTGACTGGCGGTAAGGGTGAAGGTCTTGGTCCCGGTAAGGGTGTTGGAGAAGGCGAAGGTAAAGGACCGGGTAAAGGTTCTGGAGAAGGTGAAGGTCTTGGTCCCGGTAAGGGTGCTGGAGAAGGTGAAGGTAAAGGACCGGGTAAAGGCGAAGGCTACGGCGGGAAGAAAATCAAAGGGACCGTCCTGAAACCCGGCGAACGAGAACTCGTTGATTGGTCAAGAGCACAGCGGCAGGTTATCGAGGAGATCGGTGAGGGCAACTTTGAGCAAGGACTCAAGCGTGTCCGGGCTGAGATGAATAAGTTTGCCATTGCATACAAGGCAGACCAGACGGGGGCGGGAGCCTTGAAACTCCTTCGGAAGAAGAACAACGCTTTGGTGTCTTACTGGATGAACGCCATCCTGAGTGGCCCATCCACACACTTTGTCAACATCGCTTCAGGTCTTGCTACCACATTGTTCCTTCCACTTGAGAAGGCGATTGGTCGGGCGATATCTGAGCGGAGTTTGTCTGCAATGGGGGAGGAACTCTCCACCTATATGTACCTATTTGAGTCGTTTGGTGACGCGATGGGTGCAGCAAGAATGTCATTCAAAGAGGGTAAGAACCGTCTTGACCCGAATGTACGAGCGATGGAGTACCAACCAAAGGGTGGGGCGACCGATATAAACCCAGATGTGGATGACCTCGCCACAGTTGCGAAGAAGTGGGCCGGTAAAACCATCAACGCCCCCAGCCGGTTCTTGACTGCTGAAGACGAATTCTTCAAGCAACTCAACTACCGTGCTCACATCAAGAGAGATCTCTGGAAACGGGTAGGATCAGACCCATCTCTCAGGGGTAATCGAGTAGCTCAAGCAACAGAGGTTGACCGCTTGTTTGAGCAGATGGTGAAAGATGATCAGATGTACTCTGAAAAAGTTCTTCTTGAACGAGCACACGCTGATGCAACGATGAAGGGTCTCGATGAATCCTCCAAAGAATACAACGATCATGTGAAGAAGTACCTTTACAAGAACTGGGATCAGAATGCTGGTGAGATTGCTGAGAGAGCAAGGGAGGTTGCCCGCGCGTCTACCTTCACCACTCCGTTGTCTCGGGACCGTGGTATGGTTGTTGGAGTATCCAGGGGCGTTAATGATATCATCAACAAATACCCGTCTCTCCGATTCATAATCCCATTCGTTAGAACCCCCACGAACCTACTGAAGTTCTATTTGGATCGCTCCCCAATTGCGTTGAAAGATCTCCTGAACAAAGAATTCAGGAAGTCTTTGAGCAGTGACGCGGCTGTCCGTGCTGATTTTATGGGTAGGTTTGCTACAGGAGCGATGGGTCTCTTTGGTATGGTTGCTCTTGCGAAGGGCGAGATTCTCACTGGTAGTGGGCCATCAAATAAGTATGAACGCGATGCACTTATGCGTACTGGTTGGCAACCCCACTCCATCAAGATTGGCGAGAACTATGTCTCTTATCGTAGACTCGACCCGTTCGCCACTTTCCTCGGACTCGCTGCGGACTTCAATGAGACAATGGCGGCTGCTGCTGAAGCAAACGATGAGGAAGCTACTTACCAACTTGAGGGGCTGATTCCAGCGATTGCGATTGCTGTTGGAAAGAATGTAGCCAGTAAGTCATATCTCACAGGTCTTCAACGAGTATTTGGGGCGGTATCAAACCCAGCACAAGGTGGACCGGCCCTTGCGGAACAGTTTGCGGCATCCTTCATTCCAGCGTTTGTGGGCCAAACAGGGCCCGCGTTCGGTGATGGTGACTTGAAAGAGATCCACGGTATGCTTCAAGCCATCCAAAACCGCTTTCCCAAGTGGTCAGATCGGTTGGATCGTCGCCGGAACTTCCTTGGACAGACAATCAAGCACCCCGGTCAAGGCGAACTGTATAACCCCTTCACATACTCAACTGGTGGCAGTTCCTTGGTGGCGAAAGAGATTGCCAATGTAGGACACGGGTTCACGCCTCCCGGTGCTGTGAAGAATGGGGTTGACCTCCGTGATTATGAGAATCGCAAGGCTCAGTCCGCGTATGACCGATGGTTGGAACTACACGGTTCTGTAAAGATTGCCGGTCGGTCCATTGAGCAGGAACTCACACGCCTGTTCAAGTCCCACCAGTACAAGCGTCTTCCTGCGGAAGATATCGAAGGTCTCGACAAGTCCCCCCGTGTTGGGGCAATCAACCGCGTAGTGTCCAAGTATAGAGCAAAGGCGTTCAGCCAAATGCTCAAAGAATTCCCAGAAGTCCAGCAAAGAGATGAGATCGGAGCCTTGATCAAGCAACACCGCAGATCAGGAAACACTTCTCAGGTCAATCATCTCCTAGCACTTATTGAGAGACAGTGATGGCAATTTACAGTTACAACAGGTACGAGAGTACGGGGCAAAGTGAGTTTGCCATCACGTTTGATTACCTCTCTACAGATCATATTGATGTGTACCTCGATAGTGTAGAACAGACCACTGGGTTCGCCATTGATGCGGGGACTAACAAGGTTACATTCACATCTGCTCCAAGTTCTGGGACTGTTGTGCTAATCAAGAGGGTTACACCGAAGACCAAAGCGGAATATCAGTCGCAGATTGCAGACTTCCAAGATGGTTCGGTGTTGACTGAAAGTGACCTTGATACAGCGGTTCTTGGGTTGCTGTTTATCTCACAGGAAGCCGAGGATTCTGCTACCAGTGATGCGCTAGGTCTTGATCAGCTTGATCAGAACTGGACCGCTGAAAGTAAGCGCATAAAGATGGTGGGAACTCCGACTGGGGGCACGGATGCTGTTACCAAGGAGTATGTGGACGGGCTGGAACTTTATAATTCCCCATCGGTTCCCCAACTCTACTCATTTACAGCAACCGCTTCTCAAACTGACTTTGTACTGAGTCCCGCACCAACTTCGACGGATGTACGGTCGTTCATTGTTGACTTAGAGGGTGTGGTCCAGAAGCCCACCACGGACTTCACTATATCTGGTTCTACCTTGACTTTGGTAACCGGAGCGACTGTTGATCATGTGTTGACTGTCAGAAATATCGGGGTCACTCGGGACATCATTTCGGATAGTGCATCAACCACCGGGGATTTCAGTGTTGGGGATGACCTGACGGTAACTGATGATGCGTCTGTTGGTGGGGACTTGGCGGTAACGGGGGATTTGACGGTAACGGGTGCGGTTGCTGGTAACGTGACCTCCACCGGATCAGACACAGCCAGAAACCTCGCAGATAGGTTCGCGGAACGATACAACATCCTAGACTTTGCGGTTGGTGGATACGCACCCAGTACGAGTTTCTCAACCGGGATCACTATTGATGCTACACCCACATTCAATGCTGCCATATCTGCAATTGATACAGCGGGTGGTGGTATTCTGTATATCCCGCAAGGCTACTACCATTTCACAACGCGGCCAAACAAACTCACTGGTGGAGTGTCCATAGATGGGGACTACTTCTTGAAAACAACCTTGGTCAAGAGATATGATGAAAGTGGGAACCGGGGTCTGATTGCCCTTGATGGGGCGAATAACAACAATACTCGGATTGAAAACCTAAGCCTCTACAACTATTCAGATAATTACACTGGTACAGTCCACACCGACGCAAACCACGTTGGTAATGGTTGTGGTATCAGTATTGTGGCGGATGATGATTCAGCAGCACCTGGAAATATATTCATCAACAATATCCATGCCAGTGCAGAGGGTCTTGGTGGGTCTGTGTACAGATATTGGAAGTCTTGCATATACATAGACGGATCTTTGAAAGCCACACCCGCAATTGGTGTTCGTGGGGTTTGGATCACCAACTGTTCGATTTTTGCCCAAGCAACAGCAGCACTAGAGATCTATGGTACACAACATCTATTTTGTTCTCTTGTTGAATCCAACGTAGACCGCCCAGGAGCAACTGGTGTTTTGATGGATGGTGGACTTGAAAGTTCTGGGGGAGCTGACAATGGAATAGTCTCAGACCGCCCTGTGTTTGTGGGGTGTGATTTTCAAAGCGTTGGTGGTTATTCCTTTGGGACGCAACCAACGACCCATGGAAACGTACATGGTGCGCATGTTTTCGGGAACTTGGGAGACCTGCAAGTAGGTACGGGGTGTACATCCCCTGTGTTTATGGGAATCTTGGGGAGCGGTGCTTCTGTGGTCCCCGCAACAACCGATTCATACACGTTACTCACGGATGATCAGAGTCACATTCATGGGGGGCTGACGGTCAGTGGATCTGGGGTTCCGCTCGGTGGGTTTGCTACGGGGTCAACTACTCCTCCAGTCGATGGGATCCACGCTGTTGGGAATGCTATTGTTGGTATTGAGTATGTCACAGGATCAACATCAGAAGCGGTCTTCTCGGCTGGATCTTCAGCCCCAGGTGTAAGCTCGGTAACGGTCGAGGCCACAAAAACATGCACAATCACACTAGGTAGTAGTAAACTGTTTGTGATTTCTATTGCTACTGGTCAGGCCGCTCTTGTGTTCACTGATCTGAAAAGTGGAACCGTCAACATCTTAGCCGACCCATCATCGAGTTTCACTACAGCCTCCTCAACCAAGACACGGATTACATGTGCTGTGGATTCACATAATGTTGTTTTGACAAATGAATCCGGTGGTCAATTGAGATACTCAATCTGTACCCTCGGAAACAACCCATCTGCTGTTGTAGTTACAACATAGAAACACCAAAGTTTAGGATTGAAAATGTATCGAAAACATGGCGAAGATTATGTCTATTTAATTGAAGATGTCTGGCCTTTGATTCCTGTGGAGGATCCAGATTACCAAGAGTGGTTGGCTGCTGGGAACACCCCACTTGAACAAGGTGAATAGGAAACCCCAATGACTAAACAAGTACAACTCCGTCGTGGCTCTGACACAGAACACAATGCGTTCACAGGTGCTTTAGGTGAACTCACCTACGTCTCTGATGATAAAACCTTGAGGATCCACGATGCTTCAACGGCTGGTGGTATCAAGGTCATAACTGAAGGCACTGGAACCACCAACATCTCTAACGATATAGCGGTGAATACAAACAAGATGACTGTAGCCAGTGCTACGGGTAATACGGTTATTGCTGGGACTCTTGGTGTGACTGGTAACACCACGTTGACCGCGGTATTGCTCACAGAGAAATCCGCAGATCCCGCAAATCCCGCTGAAGGTTCATCTGTCATCTGGCAGAGTGATGGCACGGGATCTGGGGATGATGGGGATATCATGGTGAAGATCACCGCTGGTGCGTCTACCAAAGCCTTCACGCTTGTTGATTTCTCCTCATAATATAGATTACAGTGCGGTATAAACATGAACGAAGAATTGCTGCTGGCCTTGGGAAGGCTGGAGGGGAAAGTAGATTCTCTCATCACATCTCTGGCTGTTCACGCTGAAGAACTAAACCGACTTGATCATCGCGTCCGTAACCTGGAACAATCCCGAAGCTGGATGCTGGGTGCTGCTGCGGTCATCGGGGCTGCTGCCTCATTTCTCTTTCAATTTCTTAAAACGGATCAATAAAATGCTTGTAAAAACTTTAATGGATGCTGTTGGGGTCGCTAGTGAAGAATCCCAAACCGGAGCTATTGTGCTGTTCCACATGGCCAAATCCAACCGAGGTATTGCGTCAATGCGATGTACCGGGTACAGCGGTTCGGGAAACCTTGTCACCAAAGTTGAGGGCCGCTTGAGTGAATCAATGGAATGGGTCAGCGTGTCATCTAAAAACCTAAACGCGAATGAGACCCTGAACGACGAAGATATGCAACTGTTCCCAGAGATGCGGGCAACGTGCGTTGCTGCTTCGGGGGCAAATGGAACCGTCACCGTTCAAGTCGGCGGATAACAGGAAGGGGTTCTTTGTATGTATAGCGCTTTGAAGATTCAAAAGAAGAAGAAGAAGAAGGCGAGCCGAAAGAAAACGGGAAGCCGTCGTTCAAAGGATTTGGTCCCGACTATTACGCTCCGGCCTCGCTCTAGGCGAAAGAAGCATGGGGGAGAAAGTGCGTCCCAGTACACGGTGATACGAAGAAATTGAGGTTGTCTCTTCTGTGAATTTAGAGAAAGTGAGTAAGTAATGGACAAGAAGGAACTGGGAAAGTTGCACGAGGCTCTCTCGATGCTCTTGATGGAACGCATCATGTCCGGCGAAGCTGGTTCAGGTGAACTCAGTGTTGCGCGGCAGTTCCTCAAGGACAACGGGATTGATGCCAACATCAACCAAAGTGAACCACTGCTGAACTTGGCAAGGGTTTTACCGTTCGACCCCGAAGCAGAGATCTCCGACGTAGGTTGAGAAACATACTATGGACCCACGCCTCGAGGACTTCAGGAATTTCCTGTATCTAGCGTGGGATCACCTGGGTCTTCCCGAGCCCACCCCGATCCAGTATGACATCGCGGACTACATTCAGCGTGGTCCCAAGCGTCGATGCGTGATGGCCTTCCGGGGTGTGGGGAAGTCTTGGATTACTTCAGCGTTCGTGTGTCACCAACTCCTCTTGGATCCCACCAAGAACATCCTGGTGGTCTCTGCGTCCAAGCAGCGTGCTGATGACTTCAGTACATTCACTTTGCGGTTGATCTCTGAAATGGAGATCCTGCATCACCTGAAACCTCACGAGACTCAGAGGAACTCCAAGATTGCCTTTGATGTTGCTCCTGCTCCAGCGAGCCATGCTCCTTCAGTGACCTCCAAGGGAATCTCCTCACAGATCACAGGTGCTCGTGCAGACCTGATCATTGCTGATGATGTGGAGTCCTTGAACAACTCAGCAACCCAGATGATGCGTGACAAGATCAGTGTTGCGGTACAGGAGTTTGATGCTGTTCTGAAACCTGAGGGTCATGTGATCTACCTCGGGACTCCTCAGTCTGAGCAGAGTCTCTACAACGAACTACCAGACCGTGGATACGATGTGAAGATCTGGCCTGCTCGGAAACCTAATGAGCGTCAGATCATCGGGTACGGCCCCAGGATTGCTCCTACGATCCTTGAGTTGGATTTGGAGGATGGTGAACCAACAGACCCCAAGAGATTCAACCAGTTTGACCTCATGGAACGTGAAGCAGCATACGGACGCTCCGGGTTCGCTTTGCAGTTCATGTTGGATACATCCCTGAGTGATGCGGACAGATACCCACTGAAACTGAATGACCTGATCGTGATGCGACTGGATTCTGAGAATGCACCTGAGAAGGTGGTGTGGGCGGGGTCTCCTGAGTATGCATATAAAGATCTACCATGTGTTGGGTTTAATGGTGATCGGTACTACATGCCCATGGGAACCAACGGTGAACTCCTGAAATATCAGGGGTCTGTGATGGCGATTGACCCCTCGGGTCGTGGTGCTGATGAGACGGCCTATTCAGTGGTCAAGATGCTCAACTCTCAGCTCTTCGTGACAGCAGCCGGTGGACTCCCCGGAGGGTACTCAGAGGAGACCTTGAAGGCGTTGTCGGTGATCGCCAAGGAGCAGGATGTCAATGAAATTCTGGTCGAATCCAATTTCGGTGATGGCATGTTTACGGCACTGTTACAGCCAGTTCTCTCAAAGATTCACAAAGTCACGATCACGGAAGTTCGCCACAATATCCAGAAAGAACGACGTATTTTGGATGTTTTAGAGCCAGTTATGAACAGACATAAACTGGTGGTAGATGAGCGAGTGGTCCGCCAGGATTATGACTCAACCAAACATCTGCCCTCTGATAAAGCTCTGAAATATCAACTCTTCTACCAGATGACCCGGCTGACCAGAGACAAGGGTTCACTGGCTCACGATGACCGCTTGGATGTCCTTGCGATGGCTTGTCAATACTGGGTAGACCAGATGAGCCGGGATATTGATGAAGCGGTTCGGTCCAACAGGTCCGAGAAACTGCAAGACGAACTTAATAAATTTCAAGACCACTGTCTTGGTGCCAATACAAGAGACTCCATGTCATGGATGAACACCTCCTCCGACAATCGCTCAATGATTTCATAGATGCGTGGGAAGAGTTCTTGCTGGATAACATCAACACCGTTCAACTGACAGATGCACTGGTGGAACACATGAAGGTCATTGACAGGCTGGCACCAGAAGATATCTGAGAGGCCCTCAGAGCCCGCCTGAGAGCGTTTGACACACCAAGGTATGTCTACCTACCTTGAGATACTCAACGCGATCCTGAGCCATCCTAGGGCCTGTGAGAGCATGACCCCTCTTAAGGGGGTAAAAATGAATTAGGTACATCTTTTGAAGAACTAAGGTTCTTTGGGGAACGACGGACTCAAGAGACTCAAGTGAAGATATCTTCATGCTGGTCTCCTAGATTCTGAATTTCTCCCCCAGATTACTCCCGTGTTGACCTCCGAGTTCATCCTCCCCGGAGAGTCCACGGGGGGGTTTGGGGGGGAGACTCAGGATCTAAGAGATCTAAGTGAAGATAATTAGAAGAACATCTAAGAGAATTACTACTCTATTACTACTAGAGAACTACTAGAGAACTACTAGAATTACTGTTCTATTACTACTCTAGTACTTCTAAGGTAATTCTAAGATACTTCTAAAGTACTTCTAAGGTAATTCTAAGGTAATTCTAAAGGGGGCTGAACAAGTGAATCTGCATGTTGGTCCTCTTCAAGTACCTATTGTAGAAAAAAATATGTCTTTGGATGAGGCTTGGGGAGAGTTCTGGTGTCTACCAGCTCCAAAGATCTACATCAACAAAGACCTTCCAAGGGATGTCAAAGCCCTTACAATCCTCCATGAGGTACTGGAGTGTATCACCGAGATCTATGGACTTAACCTCTCAGAAGGAACCATACGAACCCTGGAGATGTCTCTGGCAACCCTGGTGAAAGAGAATCCAAAGGAGCTACAAGAATGGGTTGGAATGCTCGAAAGTGGTTCAGAAGAATCAAATATGCAGTTTCCAAGCGACTCTGGAGAATCTGGCACTGGCTTGGGTGCATTGGGGTGTTCTGGGGCAGTCTGAGGATGGCAATACTGATGGCGGATAGGCTCCCGTATACGACGTATGCGTAAGTGTTGGAGGATGTACATAGAAATCCCTAATGTATACCGGGGGTGATTTTGGTGATAAAATCTGAGAGGGTATCGTTAATATAGCGTTGAACGATTTCCCCCGTACCCCCTTCCATCGCTGGCCCGCGGTGCATGAACATGCCACCCCCTCACGAAATCCCCTGCATCCGAAGGGGTCTGACATGGATTGGTGATCCGATCAAGTATGATCCGCCGTCGATCCATCCGCCTATGCGGATCAATGAATGCCTGCCAATTTCGGTAGGCTATTTCGCGATTCGGTCAATACTTTCCC